ATATAAAAGAAAAAGCCTTGGTAATTTACCAAGGCTTTTTTAACTACTCTATAGTGAACAAATTTATATCGAAAAATTAGCTATAGAAATTCTTGCGTAGAACTTAGCACCTTCTCTCAACATTTTCTTACCGTAACGAGTCATCAAACCTTTACGAGGAGTGAATGATTCTGGGTCAATAACTGTTGGAGTTTGAGTTAAAGGAACGTATGGACAGAAGAAGTAACCAGCATCCATATAAGATTCGCCTTTATAACCCATTAAGATTTGTCCTCTTGGTAATGTTGGGTCTTTGTAGATATCCCAAGTTTTATTAACACTACCAACATATTGTACGCCAAGACTTCCAGTGAAACCTTTAGTTTGTGAAGGAGCAAAACCAGCAGTTGCAGTTTCAAAGATAGCAGCAACTTCAGGAGCACAGATAAGCCAATTAGCACCGCCTCTTAATGTTTTTCTGTGAACAACAGCAGAAACTTCTGACAATTTAACGAATAAGGATTCGTATTTTTCTTTAACTGTATCGCCTAAAGCAGTTGAGTAGTCCCAAGCAGCAACAGTACCAGCATTTTGTCTCAAGTCTGTGATGATTTCACGATCAATTTCAAGGTTGATTTGTTGAGAAAGAACATTTGTAATTTCTTCTTCTGCATTCAAGTTGTGTTGACTTCTAATATCTTGTGCAGATTCAACAGTCCAAACTGCTTTCAATTTACGAGTTTTAGCACTAATGCTTTCGCTCTCGATTGCCATGTTGATTTCAGGAATATCTGGATTTCCTTCCATGTTATAATCATAATTTACAACACAGTGATTATCGCCAGGAGCACTATTCCAAGTTAAAGTTAATTCACCAGTAGAAACATTAATGCTGCCATTGGTGCATTTTACTGTTGGAGAATCTAAATCATGGAATGTGAAAACTCCACCTTCTGTAACTGTAAATGTTTGAACAGCAGTATCGCCATCATAAACGATACCAGTAATACTTCCTGCAAATACAGGAACGTGTTCAAGTGGAGAGAATACAGAAGTAACATCGTCACCAGCATCAGTTGATGTAGTTTCATTTTGAACGAATGAACTAGAATAGAAAATATCTAAATTAGTATCACCTGATGCTTTTTGCATTAAGCTATTATCATCATCATCTGGGAAACCGACATTATTAGACATGCCTCTTACAGCACCTTTGTCGGAAGACATTCTAAATCTTAGATAATAAACCAAACCAACTGGACCTAACAATGGTTGAATAGATACAATTTTGTTTGCAATTAAGTTAGGAAAAATTCTACGAATTAAAGGAATAGAAATTCTCTTAAATGATGCAACGTCGCTAGTATCTGTTGATTGTTCATTCATTAATCTTTGATTTTCAAATACAACACTTGCAACTTTACGAGTATGACCAGTTAAGCCATCTAAAAGACCAGATGGTTCCCAGAATTTTTCAAGCTTTGCAGCTTCTACTAAAAAATTATTATTGTGACTCATAATATAGTTTTACCTCTTTATATTTTTAATTATTATTTTAATTGACCTGATAAATATTTAATTTCTTCAATTTGTTCTTTGGTCATAACACTCATGATAGTATTTTCATTTTTTGTTGTGCTATCATCTTCTGTGTCGATTGCCTCTGTTATGATTTTGCTACCTCTAGCAATATCACCTTTACCTACAATACTTTTCGCCTTTGCTGCTCTTGCTTTTCTGCCTTCAGAAGTAACAATTTGTTGACTTTCTACCAACATATCTGCTGCTTCTTGGACTTGTTCGTTTAATTTTGTATTTTCGCTTGACAAACGAATGTTTCTAGCTTCTAAAATTCTAATTTTAGAACTTAAATCATTGATTTTCTTGCTTGCTTCATCAAGTTTAGTTCCAGTTGCTAAAACTTTATCTTCGTCTGTAATATAATTAGATACTGTATTTACAATTTTATCTAATACTAATTTATGTTCAACAGTCATTGGATCTGCCATAATATCTTTACGAGCAGTTTCGTAGACTTCTTTGCCTTTAGTGGTTAAGAATTCATGTAATTTATCAACAAAGAATTTTCTCATTTCTTGGTAACGAGCTTCATATTCTTCATGTAATTTCAATTCAAGAGTTTCATTTTTCTCTTGTTCTTTAATAATTTCTGCATATGCTTCTTCATAGCCTTCGTTTTGTTGAGCATCATATTCTGCCTTCATTCTGCTCATTTTACTTCTTAATTCATTAATTATAGTTAAAGCTTGATTATATCCTTCAATGCCAGTTTCTTCAGCTTCTTTTAATTCTTTAGTTAAAGTAGCATATGCTTCTTCTAAATTAGTATTATATTCTTTTTCAAGTTCTTTTTTATGAGATTCCAAAATTTCTTCAACAACAGAAGAAATTTCTTCAACTTGTTCTGCTGGTAATAGCTTTTGTAAAGATTCTAACAAATTTTTATTCATTACTGATTATCCTCTCTTTTTTAATATATCTTGTGTTTTTTTGTTTACAATACCGCTAAAACAAGCAATAAATAATTCTTTATCAAATTTATTTATGCTGCTGCTTTCATTTTTTGTATGTAAATCTAGTGGAATTTGTTCATTATTTTCTTTTATTTTTGTGGAAGTAACTTTCTTTTGGTATGCAGAGTGAGTTGAAGGGTCAGCTACTGCATCAAAAGTTATTAATTTATAGCTTTCGCCAATAACTAATACTCCATTTTCATTAACTTTACCGTTACCAACTCCACGAGAAGAAATTCCTATTCTTACACCATCATTAATAAGAGATCTTAAAATTTTGCCACAAGGAGTATTTAAAATTACTCCTTCTCCCATTAATGTGTTTCCTTCCCACCATAATTTTGTGATTTTATGAGAAGCTTCTTTAAAATGTATAATAGAATCTGTTGGGTGATCTAATTCTCCACATAATCCGCCTTCTTTAATACTACTTTCCAATGATTTAACATTAGTTTCTAATATTTGTTTAGGATAGATTCTTTTATTTTTATTAATAGCTTCTGCTTCTTGAAATTTACCTCTAAATTGCACAGGTTTATTGCAACTCGTATCATTTGCTTCGTTTAATTCGATCATTTCGTTTAAAATACCACATACTCCTCCATATATTAAAGATTCTTCATATATGGTTCCAGGAGTATAAGAAGTATTTTCTGATAAAAGAATTTCGTTTTTAATTATCATATAATTTGTCTCCTTATTTTTTATAAATTATTTATTTTACATAAGGATTATTTAAATTTGGCCAAACATCATTCCCGCCTTGATCAACTAACGACTTGTCATCTTCAATTGCTGTTTCATCTTTAATTTTATAAGAACCAAATGGTTTTGGCACATAAGGATTACTTAAATTTGGCCAAGCATCATTTTTATGATTGCCCCAAGAATTATTTCTCATAGTTTTTGCTAAATCGCCACTATAAGTTTCTCCATCCCCTACAGGAGCAGTATCTTTATACCCATCTCCTTCTAAGTCATTTGCAGGGGAGTAACTTTGTTTTGCTTTTTGTGCTAATACAGGATTTTCGCCAGTTAAACTTACATGAACATCATTTGAAACAACCCAATCTTGTGGGTTTAAATTTGTTTCAATATAATTATTTAATAATTCAACAGCATTTTCTAATATTTCATAGTCTGGATCTATTTTTTGTTCAATAACAGCAGATAGATCTGAAAGAACAGCATAAGTTGATTTCTTCATTCCTTCATTTAAAGAAATTGAATAAACATGTTTTAATGCTTCGTATAAATCTACATATGATTGCATTTCTAACGCAGCACTTTCGTCTAAATGAGGGAAATAATCTTTTGTTAATTCAGAAAATTCCTCATAAGTATTTTTTATAGATTTCCCAGAAGAATTAATAATAGCTTCTGTTTTTTCTGTATAAGCTAAATGTGCTGATTTCAATAAAGATTCAGAAATTTCATCACATAATTTATCATCAAAACTAGTAATTCCTGCTGATTCTAATGATGTTTCAATAATGTTTGAAAGTTCATTTTTTGTAAGATATATTAAATTTGGCCAACGAGAAACTGTTTCTTCGATTGCTTCTTCTAATTGGTTATCCATTAAGTTATTTAATTTTTTAATTAAAGAAATGGATGCTACAAAATCACTATTTTCATGTAATTTTTTAGCATTATTTCTTTCTGTTTTCATTAATGAATTTTCATGGTAATTTTTCAAACAAGAAATTTTTGTTTCATTTTTTGTTGAAATATTTGGAATAGAAAGAGCAATAATATTATTTTTTTCATCTCTTTTAATATTTGCTTCTTTGATTAAAGAATTAACATTATTATATTTTAACAAACTGCTTACGTTTTTGCTAAGATTTTTC